AAGAGGACTTATCTCAGGAGACCAAGATTTAGCAATGCATACTTTTGAAGCATTGCAAAGTGCTAACTTAACAAAAAATCTCCAAAACTTTGAAATATTATCAAAACACGCAGATAAAAATGCAACAGCTTTTGCTGGGTTATCACAAGATCTTGCCAGTACTTTCTTAGCTCTTAGTGATATGGATGAAAGATTTGAAGAATATTATGAAACAGTAGCTAGTGGACAAGTTTTAAGTAAAGAACAGAAAAGGACTTTAAAAGAACTCACTGACGAAATTAATGATTTAGGTGCTGCTTTTCAACAATTAAAAGAAGTAGAAGGTGAATTAATAAAAGAACAAAATAGATTAGTTCAATCACTGCCGAAACAACCTTATCAAAATTTAATACAATTAACTGTTCAACAAAGAGATGCTTATAAAGAGTTAGTAGATAATGGACTCACACAATATAATGCTCATTTAACAAATGCAACTTCAAGATTAGAATACTTTAATATTGTACAACAAGAAGCTATACAATTACAGCAACAAGAACAAAGGTTACTTAGAACAAGTAAGTTTAGCTTTCTTGCAGGGTACAACGCTGCTGATATTGCATTTTTACAAACTAAATTAAAATATGAGAAAGAATTAAATAAAGAAAGAGATATAGAAAATCAAATAGAATTATCAAAACTTTCACAGGGCTCTCCTGCAATAAAACAATTAGAAGATCAATTAGAGCTTCAAAAAGAAATAACAGAAAGTGCAAGAATAAGTATGGAAGCTGCAAAAACTCAAATGAATGATGTTTTCATGACTTATAATAATCTTGTAAAAGGTTTAGCAACCGACCTTGGAAATGCTGTATCACAATCGCTACAAGGAAAAGGAAGTGGTGGTTTCGCAAAAATAGGAGAAAACTTTCAGAAAACTATAGCAGATGCTATGGGTCAATTTGTAGCAGACAAGATGATAATAAATCTAATTCCTAAAAAGCTAAGACCAATGGATATTGCTGAAAAAATAATGGAAGGCGGTAATTATCATGCACAAGAAGTACAAATAGCAATAGAAAAAGGTGCTATGTATCATGCACATGCTATTGATAATGTAGCGCGTCATAATGAACAAGCACTAACTAAATTAGTAAATCAAATAATTAAATCAGGAATTGATGTAAATACACAAAAAATAGCAGGACTAAATCTAGAGAAAGCCACTGCTAGTACAAATGCGGCAAAATATTCAGCATTGTCAACAACAGAAGGTATAGAAGCATATCGAGATAACAACCCTCAAGTATTTGCAAAAGAAGCAAAACAGCATTATCTATCAACTTTGAGTGGAGATCAACTCGCTGATTATAGAGTAGGAACACGATTAAAAGCTAAATCAGATGCAATAATAAATTATCTTGACAAACCCGAAAATCTAGCATTTAATGGAGAAAGATTTGATGATTACATACAAGCACTAGAAGATAGAAAAACATCGCAAGAGTTACTAAAACCTATGCAATCAGAACAAGAAATGATATCTAACTATTTTGGGTATTTAAATGCTGCAACTATTGAAGCAGATGAAAAAGCACAAGAATATAATGAATTAGTTACAAGACTAACTGCACAAGTAAAAACTCTAACAGATGCGAATACAACTGCAAAAGGAACCTTAGCTGACGAAACTTTAAGAGGTACTAATACAGACCCAGACGGCTTAACACCTACTGAAAAGAAATTAAAAGATTTGAAACCAAAAGAAGCAGAAGAAACACTAACTCCAGCACAAAAAGAAAAGATAGAACAAATAGAGGCAGAACAAGCAAAAGCACAAGAGTTCAGCGGAATGGTAGGACAATTTGGTGGAATGCTCGGAATATTCGGAGCAGTAGCAGGACAAAATGAAAAAACAGCAAAAGTAATGGAAGCTGTAGCAAAAATACAAATGGCAGTAGCACTTTATGAGCAAGTATTAATAGCTCAAAAAGCAGCAACAGAAGGTGGAAGCTTTATAGCAGCTTTATTTGGATTCGGTGGAAGACAAGGTGGAATTATGAATCCAACTGGCTATCGTTCTTACTCCGATGGTGGTGTAGCAAAAGGCCCAACTTCAGGCTACCCTGCAATACTACACGGTAAAGAAGCAGTAGTGCCACTACCAAATGGAAGAAGTATACCAGTTGATATTGGAAAAGGTAACATGGGTACAAACAATGTCTCAATTAATGTGAATATGTCCGAAGGCTCAGTTGATACACAAAGCGACGCAGAAGATGCAAAAGCACTTGGACAAGCAATTAATGCTGCAGTCTTGAAAGTTATAGAAACAGAACAAAGAACTGGAGGACTATTAGGAGGATAATATGGCATTAGGATTTGATGTAGGAGGAACACTCGGTGTAGTAAATCCAGATAAAGGATTTAGTAAAAAAGTAACACCTAAAATTTATCAGATACAATTTGGGGATGGCTATGAGCAAAGAGCAATCAAAGGCATAAATAACGAAATAAATGAGTTTAGTGTAAGTTTTGCTAATAGACCAAAAGATGAAATAGATGATATATCTGCATTTTTTACAAGTAAGAATGGAGTAACCAATTTTAATTTTACATACGCAGATTCAAATAATAGTGGAGAAACAACAATAAAAGTTGTATGTAATGACTGGACACAAACACATACTTATGATGACTACTATACTTTATCTGCAACATTCAGGAGAGTTTACGAAGCATAATGTCTGAGAACTTAGTAGCAAAAGAGATACAAAAACAAGCGATAGACAGCGCTGTTGTACATTTGTATGAATTAGAAACCACTCCAGGTGAGTTCTTTTATTTTTCAGACCAGAATGATACTGATTACTCTGTGCTACAGTTTAGAGACTATGATAGTCCAACAACGATTAGAGATTATGCTGTCATACCTGTCAAAACAGATGGGTTTGAACTTAAAAATGATGGAGCAATACCAAGACCTTCTCTCTCAATAGCAAATGTTAGTTCAGTGCTTAAAAATGCCATTGGTAACTTTGACTATCAGAGTTTGTTAGGTCTAAAAGTAGTTCGTAGAACAACTTTAAAAAAGTATCTATACGGTGAAAGCGGAGACGCAAATCCACCTGTAGAGTTTCCAAGACAGGTTTACTATGTTGATAGAATTAAAACTAGAACAAAACTATCGGTAGAAATAGAACTTGTATCTCCATTTGATTTAGAAAATGTGAGAATACCAGCAAGAGTTGTTCATGCAGATAGATGTTCATTCGAGTATCAAGGTGCAAGTTTACATCATCCAAAATATAAGAGAGCACAATCAGGTTGTGCATGGGATATAGAAAGTAAGCAAGAACCATACACTGGAGCATTTATTGCTTATGTAAATCTTGATGAAGAATATATAGTACCAGCAAATACAACATTTACTACTTATTCTTCAGGGTCTATAACTATAGATACATACTATAAAACTACAGAAACTCAAACAAGAAACAATGCAAATGGAACAACAAGTAGTGTAACTGTAAACAATTACTGGCAAGCTACGACTTCAACATCAAGTCCAGGAAGTCCTAATGACAGTAATGCTAATTTCAATAGAATACGAGTTTTTAATGATTATTCACATGGTACAGAATACTTTACTTACACAAATGACAAATACAATGATTATGTAAGATTTACAGATAATGTATCCAGTTCAGCAACTTATAATAAAGCACAATTATGGAAAGCTGTAAAACCAAGTCAAAATGAAGTTCCTACTTCTTCAAATGCTTTTTGGGAGAAAGGAGACCAATGTGCTAAAACTACTAAGAGTTGTAAAATGAGATTTGCTGCCGCTCAAAAGGGAAGCGATACATATACAGCAAAAGCAAAACAATTAAACACAGTGACTTATCCTTTTGGAGGATTCCCAGCAGCGAGGAAATTTAACTAATGTTAGATAGTATATTTGAACATGCGGCACAAGAAGCCCCTCGTGAATGTTGTGGACTTGTTGTACAAGATGGGAACGATAAACGATATATTCCCATCGAAAATATCTCCGAAAATGAAGATGACTTTGTAATGAACCCATTAGCTTTCGTTACTTATCAAATGTTTTCGAAGATTTTATATGTAGTCCATAGTCACTATGGGGGAGATTGTAACCCAAGTCAGCACGACATAAACAATTGCAATGAGATAGGTATACCATATTTAATCGTATCCTATCCTGACAAAGATTATTATATTTTAGAGCCAAATGACTAGAACAATTATATTAGAAGGAAGAATGGGTGAACTTTTTGGTAAAACCCATAAATTAAATGTAAAGAGCATGCAAGAGGCTATGCATGCGCTCGACTGTCTAAAAGGGGGTGTTAAAAGATACCTCATGGAGTGCCAAGATTTAGGAATACAATTTACAGTTCAAAGAGGAAAAGAAGTTAAAGAATATGCAAAAAATGAAGACCTCTTCTTAGATAATCAGGATATGCTAAATAAGAAATTTGACGATGAAGCATATATTATTACTCCAGTTCCATCAGGGTCAATTAAGAAAGTTCTTAAACTTATATTTGCAATTTTCTTAATATGGGTAGGTGTAACTTATGGAGTAGCTGCAGTAGGAGAAGGGGCTACTTGGGTTAATAAAGTAGCTACAGCTCTTGGATATTTAGGAGCACAGCTAGCCATAAATGCTGTAGTAGAACTAATGATGGACGACCCTGACAGTAATCAAGATGGAGCAAAATCAAGTTTATTTAATGGCCCTGTCAATACAACTCAACCAGGAGTACCAGTGCCTATTGCATACGGAGAAGTAGAAGCAGGTGGTGCAGTTATAAACTTCGCATTTACAAAAACAGAAGTAAAATCAGGGTATGGTTATACCTTCAACAGTGGATCAACTACTACTACTTATGATGGTGGTGGTAATTATGACTACGGTAATGCTGGCGGCGGTGCTGGAGCAGGTGGCAATGATAGTCACGATACAAAAGATACTTATCAAAGGTAAAAGAATATGAGTTACGCAAAATACATAGCAGATTCAGTAAGAAAAGCAGCAGAAGCACAAGAAGGTGCATCTGCTGGTGTTGTATCACATACTAGCGGTGTACAAACTGCTAGTACAATCCTTGGTTCAAATATTACTGGAATAACAAAAGCTCAGTCTGCTGTAATCTTTGACGCAATATCTGAAGGTCCAATTGAAGGATTAAAACATCAAGGTGCAAGTATAAAACTAAATGGAGATAGAGCATATTCATTAGGCTCAGCTAATTCTCATGGAGTTTCAAGCTCTACTAATGCTAGTTATAACTCTACAACTGGAGTAATCACAGACCATAATACTCCAGGATTTATGAAAAATGCAACAGCTGCCGAAGGAACAAGAAAAGTCTTAATAGTAGGTGGTTCAAAAGCTGGTGTTGCTAATACTACAGCAGGAAGTAAAACTATTATAAGTAGTAATTTAACTTTTGTTGATGCCGATGTTCCAGAGTTTGACCAAGTAGTACCTAAAATAAGAATTACAGGAGCAGGACTTGATGGAGCAGACTACGCAGCAACTATAACAAGAGTTATAAATACAACAGCTGTTGAAGTAAACTTCGCACCTAGTAAAAATACAACAAATGCAGTAGCAACCTTAGATTTAAAAAAGACAATTTCATCTTACGATTCTGCAAATAATACCGTAACAGTAGAAAGCCCTTCAGGTAGAGATATAAATAACGGAAGTGTTATAATGTCCACACCAT